GGTGTCGGCTGGGTCGAGGGATGTAAACGCCGAGAACGTGGTGCCATCAGTAGACAAAGAGTATTGATAGTTAACGATGTCTCCACCACCACTAAAGGTGGGGTCAGTGAAGGATATCGTTAACTGTTGATTACCCTCAAGCGAGGACAGAGAGGTTGATTCAGAGGGCGTTCCGCCAATTCCAAAAAATCCTCTAGTCGCAGAGCTTCTTCCACCAATAAAAGGCATACTTTATTCCCCGCTACTACGCGAACTTCGATTGACTTGCAAAAACGGTATAAGTACTGGTCGCGGTTTTAATCATTACAAACGTGTACGCATCAAACGCATTGCTGCCACTACCGTTAGGAAACGATAGTCCACCAAACCACTTGACAGTCTGTGCGACTCCGTCTATAGAAACTGCTGTCGGTCTGGCCGTGGAGCTGCCGGAATTAATCAAAACAACCGCAGTAATGGATTGATTATTGGCTACCGTACTATTAAGTGTCGTTGATGCATTTCCCCTGAAGTTAAGCGAGCATGAGGCACTAGTGGAAGTCGGGTAAAAATGAATTGCGCCATCTAGCATGTTGATGTTTAGTGCCCCAGTCGCCTGACCCAAGGACTGTACGGTTTCTAGGACTTCGGAAAACGTAGACGTACCCGTAACCGTTGAGTTGCCCGTAACCGTTGAGTTGCCCGTAACTGCAACGTTGGCAGAAGCTGAGACGTTACCTGTGACCGCAAAGGTTCCAGCAACTGCAATGTTTGTATCTAGTTTGGCAGAAGTGACCGCGCCAGCCCCAATTTTTGCGGCAGTAACGGAACCACTGCCAAGTTTGGCTTCAACTATTCCCGCGTCCTTGACTCTTAAAGTATCTGCATTTACCTCAATTGTGGAGCTGTCGACGTTTACGGCAAGAGCGGTGCCGTTGCCTCCAGAAAGTCCGCTTCCTGCAACTGAAGTAGTTAGCTTGGCCTCGGTGATTGTGTTGTCTGCAATGTCCGCAGCAATAACCGTTCCAGCCGCAATCTTGGCACTCGTAATTGAGTTGTCTGCAATCTTTACGGTCGTGATGGTGCCATCGCCCACCACGAACTGCGATGAGTCTATCCATGCGGAGCCACTCCAGTACTGCACTACATTGTCATTTTTGAGATAACAAAATTTACCTTCCGATAGGAGCGGTTTTCCATTTCCTCCAGCTGATGTCGGAATGCCATCACCGAAAGCGCTATCTCGTGCATTTCCGTTATCAAAAACACTAATTACCTGGTCCATTAGGTATGTGTTAATTTCACTCGCGTATGCAACTTCGCCAGAGACAAAAAGTTTTACTCCTGAGCCTGCCATATTATTCTCCTGAATCTTTCATTGTTAATTTTATCATTTCATCCAAAGGTCATGGAGTCGAATCTGCCGAGAACTGGGTCGTCAATAGTAAAGTTGAATTGGTTGACGGTTTCTTGAGAAATTAAATAGCCCATTGGTTTGGCCCAATTGACAGACTGCATGACAAGTTCACTCACCTGATTAGCGTTGGCGTCTGGGGTTTCATTAGCCAAGGTGCGAATATGTATTGAGAATGGCTCATCTTCATATCTTGGGGTCAACGAAACTGAAAAAGTGCTCTGGGCACCATTCTCAGTATAAGAAAGAACCTGCTTGGCGGCCTCGACCATCGCCTCCCTTGACCCAGCAGCGCGTCCATAATACCCCTTGGATAACTGCCATTCAATAAAGTCTCTACGGATACTCTCGTTTTCAAAGAAGGGTTCGCCGTTTGAGTAATAGATATTTTGGCGAATAAAATCGCCAGAAAACTGGGAAAGCCATGGGACGTACTTGTTTTTAACAGAACGAGGCGAGACAAGAGAGCTTTGCGCCCAATATGCAACTGTAAGATTTTCGTATAGTAGCTGACTGCCTTCTATTCCATACATGAGACCATATTCTGCGAATACCTCTCCAGCCGCGGACGTTAATATATCTAGCAATCTAAAGAATGGGTATGAAGGCTGGCTTTGTAGTGAATCTATTTCAAAATAAAAATCTGGTAAAAAATTTCTAGCCGTACCCAGAAATGAATTTTCAAATAAAGCCAAATCGTGGATTAGGTGCGGCATTGTCATGTGTGCTGTCTGGCCACCAAGAAGCCCAGAAATCGTAATTTGTATAGTTGCGGTATGATTTGCTTCGTCATCTGGAACAACCGCCCTATTGGTATGAACAGCGTTATATGAGCCACTTGAGTAAGCTTTTGAGTAGGGCTCATATGTGGCGGATGCCGAATCTATGTAAAGAAGCGAACTCACCGTAATAGGCGCATTTGCCTTAATTCGCATATTCGCAGACAAGACACGACTATTATCATCCAAGGTTAGTGGTATATCTGCAAGGGTTAGCACTACATCTTGTACTTCTCCCTCAGAGCCTGCCGCAAGCGCCAGAGTATAGCGACTATCAACTACAAAATCCGTACTACTAATCATTATGGATGCATTAGTGACTGTCCAGTCATACTCAACAGCAGCAAGGCCTATAGATGCTCCGTCTAGAGAGGAGAATCTACGCAAGGCATTGCCATCTGAAAGAAGATTTACTGTGGTTGCCATATTACTGAGTCACATCTACTGTCGTATATGTAAAGCTAATATCCTCAATGGATATAATTGGCAAAGAACCCTTGTATCTAAATAGAAGGTCTTCGCCGTATTGCGGCAACCATCCATCTTCGGTAGGTGTTAAAGTCAAGGAATTGACGTATATGACTCCTGGAATATTGCTAATTAAGGCAACTATTTGATTATGTCGTATTCTGTCAACATTGAGAGGAAAATTCACTGGGCTAAGGTAATCCACGAGCGTGTCCTCTATCGTTTGAGCAAGAGAATCTTGGTCGTATCGTTGACTTATGGAAATAGTTCCACTAATTTCAAGTGTCACAAAAGCTGGGTCAACGACATTAATTGTCAACCCCGCAACAGATTTTGATTGTATGTCAGTCAGTATGTTAACTTTTTGCGTTTCTGTCAACAGTGTATTGTTTCCGTAAGCAACAACGCTCACAAACCCTGGAACATCCTGTCCAGCGTATGCGGAACCACTAATGGTTGCGCTGGCTGATGTACCAGTCTTAGTAAATCTAAACGTCGTGTCCGTTGGGACGTGAGTAATGGTGTGCTCACCGCTAAACGAATTTAATCTAACTTTCGTCAAAGCACCGCTGTAAGTCGCAGTTCCGGTGGTTGCGTTTGATACCGTAAACGTCGTTGCGGTTGGAACGGTGTTAATTGTAAATGTTCCGTTGTAGCCAGTTATTGCTCCAACCCCCTCTACGGTAACCGATTGACCGGCCAACAAAGCATGACTAGTGCTTGTTGTGTACGTTATGAGGGTGCCGTTACCTGCGGCTGAAGTGATAGTTGAGCCGTTGAAGTCCAGTTCAACAACATCCCCAACCACGAATAGATGTGGGGCTGCGGTTTTTATCGTTGCGACAGAACTTTGTACGTGTGTCTGAATGACGCCAATTGAACGATTGACAGTCAAGTCTCCACTATCAAGGTCGCCATCTGTTAAGTCGTATGTTTTTGCACGTGAGATTACTCCTGGATAGGTAGTCAAGAGATAGGCGTCAACCTGTGATGCTCGGACTAGTGCTGATGTGAGCGAACGCAGATACGTGGTGGCTTTGGACAGGTAGTCGATGTCTCCGTCGGCGTTGATTCCGTTAGAGAAACTCGATGGGGTGGCAATAACGGCGGATACGATGTCGGTCCCAGAAGTGATAATATTCAACTCAGTTCCAGCAGCTAAAGGCGGTATGACGCCAGGGTCGAGCGATGTAACTTTAGCTACTCCGGATGGATATTCACCCAACTCTGGGTCAACTCCTTCTATTTCGAGAGCAAAAAGCAACATAAATCCGTACTGTTGGGCCTCGTCTTCAAAAAGTGCGTCGTACGAAAAAGTCGTTCCGGCAGGAACGGTTCCTCCACTATAGGAACCTAGTGTGATTTCGACATTTACTTCTGCAGAGGTCGCTTCTTGACGCTGATACCCAAGCATTGTGACTATTCCGGCCATGAGTCTGTCTGGCAAACGATTAATTGCATTTATGTTCAGGGCGCTAATATATGCCGCGGCTTGAAAAATGGCGTCTTCTGGAGTTCCAACGCGTAAATTAAAATCGGGCAAAGTTAGGCGCCCTAGTTCGATGGCATCAGTGTAAATGTCACCTGGCTCTTTGTCAAAGATTGCTAAGTTAATGTATTCTGAAAAATCTACCGGCATTTTGTGCAGCCTTCCTCTATATATCTAATTCAAATGAAACGGAAACTTTGCTAGAGCCGTTTGCTGATTCTTGGTCAAGTATTTCTATATTTGTTATTATTACTTCTGGAACAAACTGGGAAGCGTTAAGGACGAATATGCTTTTATTTATCAAACGGAATGATGGGTCATACGCCCCAAATTGAGGGCTCATGGGGTGGGTTCCAGGCTCGGTGAGCATGGACACTGAAAGCAACTGCGAATAGTAATCCGTCGTTGCTTCATCTAGTTTTTCTAGGCCAGTAGAGTCAAATTTAATTGGGAATTTAATTGCTTGCATATTCAATCCTGTCTTTAAACTTTTCAATCACCCGAACAAGATGCTCAGCAATTTTTGGTACTATCAAATAAATAGTTTTCATGAGAATCTCCGCACGGGACGGACATAGTTTGTACTGCTTTTCTGAGCGTAGAACTGTTGGCCGGTTGCGAAATACTGAACATGCGCAATGTTGGTTTCGGTATGGCGCTCAGAAGAAGTCCAATAGTAGGAGTTTTGCGCAAAGCCGGTAACACTCAACTGTAAAAATACAACATCATAAACCATTTTCATCTCTGCAAAGCTTGGTAAATACCAATCTGACTGACCGCCAAAAGTTAACTGGTCGCAATAATATGCGGCAGAAGTTGCGGTATCTGTATGCCCTTGAGCAACAATGTCAATAGTATTTTGATATCCGCCGCCCAGTGCTTTTGAGTCTGCTCCAGTAACTGCCGTTGCCTGATAGTTCGTAGGGGTTGATGGCGCCCAAGTTCTTAGTCTTTCAGTACTACTTGGTGCAACTTCCAAGTAGGTAAACCCTTCGTACTCGTCATACCTGTCAACGAAGAAGATTATCCCGCCACCCGGACCAGTGTCACCGACCTTGTAGGTGAATGTTGGAGCCGAGGCACCTTGAGGACCTTGAGAACCTTGAGAACCTTGAGAACCTTGAGAACCAGTATCCCCTTGAGGACCTTGTGGACCTTGTGGACCTTCAGCAGGAAGCTCGTTGGTCTGTTTTGCTCTTCCGATAACGATGAGTTCGTCCTGTTTCCCCTCGAGAAAAGAGACGATCACGGGATCACCAATGGAGTATGTATCCGTATTCTCGCCCAAGACATATAACGGGCCGTATTCCATATCGCCCGAGAGCCTTGGCACCCTGACCATGAGCCTGTGATCGGGCACGCCGGTGACGACAGCGTTCCAGACGCCCATAGCGTTGAAGGGTACGGATGCGTTCTTTAGTGGGGTTGTATAACGGTTCAAGCGAAGCCTCCTGTTGCGGCCGTGTTGCCAAAACCGCCACCCGTGAGGTCAATCTTGGCTAGTAGTTCCTGCCTCTTCTTGTACTCGTTGGGGAGGCTTGGTGTTGTGGCAGAGACAGACACGGGATCGGGCGTCCCCTCCTCCCAGGCAACTTCGCTCACTAATAGGTTCGTAGTGAAGCCAGGTATCCCCTCCATGGTGATGGTCATGCCCGGCCTGAGTAGCCTGCCGACTTCCCTCTCCACGCGGAACTGCGCCGTCATCTCCTCGTAGGTGTCGTCGGATCTGCGGACGGTCGGACACTCAAGTGGCTCAATGACATAGTTCCTACCTGAGTCCGCACCTTGATAGCCAGAGGCAAGGAAGTCAATGACCGACCAGGTCTGCGGGCCAACGACACCGTCAACGCCAATCTTGAAAAAACGCTGAAGGGCGACGACTGCGTTATATGTCTGATTCCCGAATATCCCGTCCACAAGGAGAGTCGGACGTCCGGCCTTCTGTTTCAAGACAGTCTGTATGTATTTGACATGAGACGAGTCTTTTGACCCCTTCTTAACTAGAGGTCTACCTGCTGGCCCTTCAATCTTCGTGGTGGTTAGAGCAGCACTAGATGTCGAGGCTGCGTTTGATAACACCGTCGTGCCATACCTCGGAGTCCATCTAATCACCGTCGTCAGAAAGCCGGGCGTAGACGAGGTGTCGGATATTGCGTACTTGCCAAGAAGAAACTGTTGCGAGGTAAAGAAGAGTCTGCCCCCAGTCTCAAAAGCCATGAACTGATTGTCCCCTGCGAGCCTCTTGATGACGTCCCATGTGGACTCGTCGGTCGTGTCGTTCCTAATCCGAGAGATAGACGACTTGGCCGCCGTGCTCTCGCCAAAGAAGTCAAGTCCGACGAGCCTTGCCCGTTCGGAACAGAAAGATGTTGCTGACCCCGCGGTAAACACCGCCGAGCCCTTATCTCTACGAAGTTGCTGTATTCCCGTCAGCCTGCACTCAAGGACGACTGTCTCTCCTGCTGAACCCTGCGATACCTCTATTACGGATATCTCAAAGATTTCCCCAAGGCAGCTCACCTTCTGCCTAAGTTGAAAGTAGTTGGCGTTCATGTAGACGAGTCCTGGGTCAGCAACGGTGATGGCCACCTGACTAATCTCAGCAGATGTGAGGCTCACACTCATGCTCGTGATGATCTCTGAGATATCAGCGACGGGGCCGTCAGACCTCTGATACTTGCCAGTAGCGGGCGTTGGTACAACATTCGCTCCTGCGGACAGATATGAGAAGAGGACACCAAACGCAACTGCCGTAACCGTAAATGTTCCGTCCCAGCCCGCACCAAGACCAGACACTATAACTTTGTCGCCGACGGATAGGTTGTGGGGTGCCTGTGAAGAGAGAACGACAGAGCCGTCCTTCCTTGACTTTGAGACCACAATGCCTGGCTCCCCAAGGTCTCCGAGGAGAACCCCGGTTATGGTCACGGGACACTCCCTCCGCCAGAGGTGCCAGGACCAGTAACTGCTGGCCCTGCGTCAATGATTGCTTTGATGCGGTCAGCATCACTTCCACGCTGAGTCTCGTCGGTGGCACCAGGATTCGTTACGCTATTTCGTGATGCGGGCAGATCCTTGATCGTGGGCATACCTGGGACAACAGAAGGTGTTGCCATTACCTCGGTGAATGTGAGATCGGCCTCGGCGATCGTCACCTCGTTGGCCGCGTTCCTCCTCATTGACTTGAAACGTATATCGGTAATCCTCCACCTCTTCTCAGGACTAACGCCAGAATAAAACAATGACACGTCGTAGTCAAGGTTGGCGAGTGCCTCGAGTGCGTCCACCTGAGACTGAGCTGATGAGGCATATGTTCTATCTGCGTTGAGAACCATGACCGTGATAGTGAGTTGCTGAAGGTTGATAGAGGATGATCTCAGTAGGGATTTTCTACCTGGGCGAGCAATCTCGCTGTAGTTAATGCCAACCCTACTCATGGAGACTTCGTTGGGCGAGATGACAAAGGAGTACGAGACCCTGTCGGTACTTGTTGCGGAAACTGTTGCAAAGGAAACGATCTTGAGTCTTTTCGCATCGGGGAGGACGGTGATGGCCGCCCCTGATCCGGTCGACGTCATTACACTTCTTCCATCCCTTGACCAACCAGAGAGTACGGGCATTGTGGTGCGCCTTCCCGCAGCGTTTCTTCTATTGGTTTCGGATGTCATGGCATTGCTGGAGATAGTTCTTGCCGTTGCTGTAGTTCGCACGCCCCGAGGCGGCGTTGTGCCTGACGATGGCCTATGTACCTGATACCAGGCGAGTGGCGGAAGAACTGCACTCATGACCTCTCCCTCCTATTTCTCTCTGCCCTTGCGATTCTGTCCATGACTGCGTTTGCGATCTCCTGCGGATCGGCCCCGTCGCCATGTATCTGGAAGTTGTAGTTATTAGTGGAACCGCCGGAACCGCTGGAATCGTAGCCGACAGACCGCGTGGAGGTCGTGTCGCCTACGGGTGGAACTACATGGAGATGCTTGTTTGCGGTGTCGCCGTGGAACTCAGCAAAGCCACCAGCAGTCTTGACATTGTTGGCGTAGGAGACAAGATTGTCGCCAACTAGGTCGTACGCTGCGCCGGTTGCGTGATCAGATCCCATCGAGCCGAGGTTCGTGTTCCTGAGACCAGAGGTGACCATGCGCTTTCCTGGAACCATGGCATTGAGCCTGTTATGAGACGACATGGTGCGAGCGAATCTGCTCGTCGTGGTATCCCCGCCGAAGATGCCCGAGACATCGGGTAGGTTATTGGGGTCGTATCCGACGACGGTCGGTGTATATGTTACCGGGTAATCTCCAGGTTTTGTCGCTTCAACCGGCACGACGGGGACGACTGGAGGCGTGCCGCCCGTAAGTGCGGCCCTGATTGCATCAGCCGCAAACGACCCACCATTATAGAAGGCGTTAGCCATTGCCGTAGATGAGTTAAGGAATGTGCTCTGAAGCATTGTTTCTATCTTTTTCCTAGTCTCGGGGGTTGACTCCATGTCATGGTCGACGAGGAACTGTTCGATTGCATCTGCCTTTGCATCAAGCAGAGCGGTGATCTCTTCTTGTTTCATGCCCGGCGTAATGGACGCTGCGAGATCGTTTGCCGAGTTGGTCATCAAGGTCGTGAAATCTTTATTAAATATCGAGTCAAACTGCAGTCTGGCGAATGGATCAGTCTTTGCTGTTTCAAGGTCGGCAAACACCCCTTGAACAAGCTTCACTAATGGATCCATGACATCTGAGGAGACGCCACCGGCAAATCCCTGTACAAGCAACTCCCAGAGTTGATTCTGTAGTTGGCCAGGAGCACCAGGTTCGCCGTTCTCGCCTGGAGTACCAACAAGATCCGACCAGTTGGTCGTCCCGGCAGCAAGTGCCGCAACCGCATTGCCAACAACCTCATTCAATGTTGACGCCGAAACCGAAATCCCCTCGGTCTTCCCCACATTGCCCTTCGTGCTAAAGAATGTCTCAAGTTGTTGCTCTAACCTGCTCGAAGATTCCGCAAGAGACAAATCTAGTTGACTCTGAGCAAGCAAACTCCTACCAAGTCGTCCGGCTCCGTTGGCCCGATCCGCGGCTACATCGCCAGTCATACCAATGAGGGTGTTGAACTCCTTGATACCGACACCGGTCTCCGAAAGCGATATACCCAACTTGTCAAATAAGTCGGCAACTTCGTTCATTGACACGCCAGTGCCGTCCAGAACATTTGATGTCTTTGCAGAAATCATACTGAAGTTATCTTGTTTTTGTTTAATCTTGTCTAACTCATTCAGATACTCCTGACTTGCCGCACCAACATCTGGGAACTTCTCCTCTAGTGCAGTTAGTTCTGCATTTAGTGCGCTTATCTTTCCCTCTAGGGGGATGTTGGCGAGATATTCAAGTGCCCCCATGGTGTCCCTACCGTCGCCAAAAGCCTTGTCAATAGCATCGGCTGCATAACCAACACTTGCGGCGTATTCTTTGCCTATATTTTCAATGGCATTGAGCTCAAAATCGCCCGAAACACCGGTTGCTGAGTTTGAGAGACCAGTGAGTTCGTGCATCCTCGTTGTTGTGTAGCTACCATCTGCGTTTGTGGTACCGACGTCGACCGGTAGTGAGGTGGGCGTGAAGCCGGCCTTACCAGCGAAGTCAATAAAGCCCTTGACTGCTGCCGGTAGGCTTTCTGTGTACACGGTGTCAAAGTTATTTGCATCCCTCTGCGCCTCAAGGTCGGCAATCTGTTTTTTAAGTCCTCCACCGCTCAGACCACTAAGTTTTGCTATTTCCTCATACGTCATATCGGCATTGGCTTGAGCAGTAGTGAAATCAGACTGCCTGTTGAATAAGTTGTCGCCAGTGATTTGACTCTGAACATTCTGAACGGATGTAACCGTGTTTTGCCTACGTAACTTTTCGGCGTTTCTCCACCCCGAGATCGCCCCGAATATACCTCCACCGACTGCGCCGGCGAGCATCCCCCACGGACCAAATGCCGCACCCATTGAGGCCCCCATGCCAGCCCCAGAGAGGGCTCCACCAGCGGCCGCCATCCCCTTGTTCGTTCCCGCCTTTTGAGTGATGTATCCGCCAAGCATGGTCGCACCGACCGTGGCCGCCATTGCGCCAGCGGCCTTGCCGAACTTCGCCCCAGCGTCCTTAACGAAAGCCTTACCCGCCGCCTGACCCTGTGCCTTCCCGGTGGCTATTGCTTGAAGTTTGCCCTGTTGTATTACCTTTTCGTTTGAGGCCCTTCGAGTTGCGATCGTCCCCTTCGCAACTTTGCCTTGCTCTGCCTTGGCATGAGCCATTGCCTCGTCGTTGGTGAAATCTTGCCCAGTGGCGGAGTTTCTGTAACCCTGTTGAACTGGGTCAAAGACGAATCCCTTTGACTGCAGGTACGCATGCGGAGACATGCCCGCCGCGGTCTTGCCAAGCAACGACGCCCTCTGTGCCCTATTCTTCATGATGGCGTCAATCCTGGCCTGTTGCGTTGCCGCTACAGAGCC